AGCAAACATATCTATCTGGGTATCTGAATTGTCTTGCTCTAATTTTTCTAGGGTTAGTGGCTTTGCTGTACCACCTTTCCTATCCTTTAAGATGGAACGGTTTGCTCTTGCCCCTCCCTTTGCCCTTTGTTCTAGTTCCCAATCACGTACTTGTGTAAAGCGTTCTGGGAAAAATTGTTTTAACCGAAGCCATTCCTTCATTCCCTGTCTAACACATCGACCACCACAATTATTATGAGGGAACCCAAGAGCATACAGTCTTGGGGGATCAATGCCCCATTTCTCAATCATATTCGTGTAGTCCATGTAAGGAAGTGGTTCCCAGGTTAATGGGAAGTCTACTGATACCCCTTCAATAGATTCATATATCTCTTTCGGCTTTGCATGACGATGTCCTTCAGACCAGTCTAGTCCTAGGTGGACAGTCACTGGCTTTTCAATAGTCTCCAGGAATTCACGGAAAGGAACTTGTTTCAATAGGTGACTACATGGGGCAGCCCAAGAGTTAGGAATTAGTTTCTTTTCTTCAGCTACCTCTAATGGGGTTCTTCCGTCAGTAAATCTAATAATTTTTTTATTCCAACGAACTTCGAGATCATCAAGAAATCTGTAAAGATCTTCATCTTCCCATTTTGTATCAGCGAACCACAGTATGACGTTATTAGGATCATAACGATTTAATACTCGATCCGCTGCTACTGCTGATGCTGTTCCACCAGATAAACTTACAATATGAGTTTCTGTTTTCAATGTATCCATCCAATTAACCCTCCTATATCGTCCTCAAAAAGCTGTATCCTGTGCTGCTTACGGCATCTCAGTATCACCTTGTGGCTTGCTATCGATACATCACTTTGATTTGTCTTACTTGTTTTTTCCTTATTCGCAACCTGTTTCATTATCGTATCGTTATTACATCGAAGGCATATCGTTTCGTATTTCAATCCCTTCTCTCTGTTCGGGTACTCAATGTTGATCAGCTCGACGCTTATCAAGGCTCCACCTTTCTTGCCACCGAATGGGATTGCCAGAAGGGAAAGCCTCATCCCGTCCATTAACGGTTTCTTTACCGTGGGCTTGATTTCCGCTTGGTAGTCAATCCATCCACACTGAATACACTGAGGGTATTCGTCGTGGTCAGAAATAAAATCTGTACCGTTACATTTTCCACAGATTTTAATCATCGATAATAGTTCTCACCTCCTTATTTGCTTAGACTGCCCCAGTAGTTACCTGGCAGTTTCACAAAAAGCTTCTTACCCTTGTCATCCTTATGGGCATTCAATGTGCCTCTCGTTGAACCCACGCTTAAACCGAGAGCCTTTGCTATATCTGGGCCTTTCTGCTTGCCCTTTGTGTCAAGGTATTTATGGATTCGTTCTATATTTAAATCCTCTTCATCGCTTAGTTCTGGAAACTCATCTTCGCTTGCCCTTCTCATGCGGTTTACACCCATGCTGTCAAACGATAGAGCCACGATCTTGGATGGAGAGGGTGGCAGGTCATTCTGGCCACTCACGGTGAGTTTTATACCCAGCTCCTTGGAGAAATCGTTATGGGCAGAGTCAATGTCCACCATAACATCACATGCGGCTAGAAAATGAACGCTGCCAAAGACATGCTGATTACCCCAACTGCGGTGGGCTATCCCTAGCCATGACCTATCTGTTTCTTCGACAAGCTTATTCAGTTCATCGGTAATGCGCATTGCTGAATGATCCTCAACAAGGGAGCCCATGCCTGCTCTTGAGATCGAGTCCACGACAATCAACTTGATATCATATTCTTTGATCTGCCACCGCACTGAATCAATAATGTCCAGAAGGCTTTTGCCACGGACATTCAGAAACCGCAACGGCCTATCGTAATCGAGTCCGAGTGCCAAATTAATTCCTGCAAGGCGTCGTTTCATGGATGATGCGTTACGCTCAAGGTTAACGTACAGGGTATTACCCTGCTTCGTACTGAAGAGTGTATTGTTTCCTGAGTCAACTGATACAGCCATCGCCATCGCGATAAATGATTTACCCTTCTTCGGCAGGGCGTTCACGATTGTGCCACCGCCCTTGATAATCAGCCCATCCACGTACTGTTCCACTTCCAGGGTGGGATCACCGTAAACCATGTCGGCTGTGATGCCTTCCTGTACGTGTATAGGCCACGCATCGAACGTAAAGGTAGTCATATCCCTTGTGAGATCGTCACGATCATATATCGTGCTTAGACCGCCAAGTCCCTTGTCCTTTACCAGATCACCGCAGAACGCTTTCCTCTGTGCAGACTTCTCGAAATTGAAATTGTCATAGCCGACGAGTTCATCGTTCAGATAAACTTCCAGTCTTCCATGAATTCCTGTCTTTTCCTGGCGAAGATCCTTCTCAGGAGCATAGAAGTGTAGAAGGTTCTGGTTCTTTATCTCTCGATAGGCTTCAACGCCTGTACCGTTTTTTCTAACTTCCAGTGCTTGAGTGTGGATTTCGTTTAGCACCTACTCCCCCCTCTAATGATCTTCTTTCACTATAATTATTTCGTGAGCGATACTCGTATTCTGCATTCTTCTGGCTTCTCTCGTCACGAATTTCATGGACTACTTTTTGAAGAGCTTCTATCTGTGCGATGAGTTGCTCTCTTGGTACGGTATCAACCGTTGTATCGTCTGAATCAGGTTCCGAGGATGGGGCATACATATTGCCACAGTATGGCCCTGCTACACCACTATCCCACTTGCATGTTTGAAGTATCCGGCATGTTGAATCGTCACACATTATTGTTATTCCATTAAGTAACTGGTGGATTAAGGGGCGGTAGTCCCTCTGCATATCCTGGAGTGATTGATACAGCTACCGCCCCGACCTGCCTCTGAGGACAGGTCTTGTTAAACTAGGTTAGGCTTTTTCTTAACACTGCATATCTTGAACCATGCCATGTAAGGTGTATTGTCTTGCAGGTAATCCTGATAGTTTTTCCCCAGAGCATCGTTGAGATCACGGTTACCCCATCCCTGAGATTTACATGCTTTCTCAAGATCTTTCTGTGACATGTTCTCACCAGTAATAAAGTCATCGTCTGAGAAGATAGGCTCATCATCAGGTACTTGCTTTTGGGCAGGTTTCTGATTAGAATCAGATGTCAGTTCTTCGATTTTGGCTGAAGCCTCTCGCCTTGTCATGGCTTCCTTTTCACCTTCCTCAAACTGATATCCCAAATCAACCAGAAAGGAGAACTGAGCGGCAGATGGTTTTGATGAGCTACTGCCACCGCCACCACGACTGGAGACCGTGAATGTCTTAGGGTCATCATCTATATCCTGAGTGAACAGGTCTGACAACCGACCAATCGCAAGGGCTGCGTCAACCAACGCCCTCTTCTTAGCCATCTTCAAGACCGTGTTCTTGAGGGTGAACGCATTCTTGTTTGCGTTCTGGGCTTCAAGGGTATTGGCTTCACCAAGTCCCTCTTCGATGATAGGCCCGCCTGCGACTATCCTGACATGGCACTTCACGGTGTAGCTGAAGAGTGGGCGATCCCAGTCCTCTACCTGATTGATAATCGTGTATTCACAGGCTACTCTTGCCAGACGCATTATCTTTTCAGCACCTGGTTTGAGTAGTGTGGGCTTATGTGTGCCAGGAATCGTTCCATAGTCCCTCTGCAAACCTTCCTTGAGGTTTGTTCGGACAGCATTCTGAAACTGCATTATGGCCTCGTACTGTTTATCAACTTCTCCAACACTGGGAAGTTCAAATATGTGATCAGAGAGAACAAGTTCTTCTGATTGTGAATCAATCTTTTCTATTGTCATGGTTTACACCACCTCTCTTTGTTGATTGTCTACCAAGGTAGATCGTTTACGTCTTGTGAATTGCAATTGAAGCAAGTGCTTGAACCCTCTTCCAGATTATGTTCGCACTCACAGCACACCGTGCCGTTCTCGATAGCCCTCTGAAGTTCAGAAGCTTTCTCTTCTGCTGCCCGATCTCTCGCCATGTCAGCAAGATCCCCCATACTACGTGTCATTATGCTTCCCCCTCAGATAGTACATTTGTTAGATATTTTCTAGCCCATTTTTTCTGTCTAACATTTCCATTTAATAAGGCATCTTCTACTGCATTTGCCATTGCATAACCTGGGATCATTCCTTTTTTCAAAAGACTAGCTAAACTATGAAGTTCCTCTAATTCCCTGGTGTGATGTCCGTAAAATAGGTTGAAATACCTTCCTTTGCTGACTGGGTTTCTACCCATTTGTTTAGCTATGTCCTGATCTTTATATATTTCATAGGATTCCTTTGCTTTCAAATGAATAGTGTCGTCAAGATGCTTTTTCAGTATCGGATGTCGTGGGTTAGCCATTATGCTTCCCCCTCTTTCTCTACCTTGACTAGATTCTTTTTGTCCTCTCTGTGTACATACAGGTTCTTCTGATTAGAATCGCCTGCTTTTGCACCTTTAACCAGATACTTTTTCTTGAAGTTATCTATACCTGTTTGCGGTATCAGCAGCTTTCCACCCTTGTTTGTGTTCTTGACTTCAACATCATTGGCTTCTTTCCCCGTGATGTAATAGTAATCTCCAAAATCACCTCTAGTTGTACGGTAGTAAACTTGTCTTTTTTTATATTTCAATTGATCGGCAGTTTCTTGTACCGTTCGCGTGATTTCGTAACCGAGTGCGAAATTCAATCCTTTAAGCTCACCTTGAATGTAGTAATAGTCGGCGTCTTTTTCTGCTTGTTCCGGCTTCTCACTCAGGCGCTTTTCTAATTCAAGTATCCTGTCTTTGATCCTGTCACTCATGCTTACGCCCCTTCCTCTGGGTCTGGGTATCTGAAGCGCATTGCATTGACTATCTCGTCATGCTTCTCCAGTAGTTCACTCATCTCGATGCCAGTACCTTCCACGGTGCAGTCGAAAGTGTAGACACCCTTGACTGAACGTGACACGTTTGTCCTGTACCGGACGGTTGGAACAACCCCTTCTGTTGATATTTCCTGGTTCTCTGTAGTTGTCATTTTTTCCCCCTTATAATTCCAACTAACTTAATTAACCGACCTGATTTAATTTGGCCAACAACCTTGATACGCCGTGTGTTCATGTTGTCAGTCATTTGAATCTTCTCCGAGCTGTCTGCGGAGCTTGTTTCCAAGAGCTGAAACTTTCTCCACGGTGCTGTCCAGATCGTTGATAGAGACAGGATCTGGATTTAAAAGTTTATAAGCGTTTATTCTTTGGTTTGCCTGGTCTCTGTATTTACGCATCAGGTTTAGTGCCTGCTCTTCAAGTTCTTTGAATTCATCGGTCACTAACCATTTTTCCCAGTTCTCAGCGTACCCATACGGCGTGATAGCACGGTCATGGAGTGCTTGATTCTGTTGTGTTAGAGAATCCTCTATCTCGTGACCAACAACATCCCATTTATGCTCGTTGTTTAAAAGCTTTGACTCTGTAGCGTATCTCAATGCGAACCGCATCATATTGATGGCAAAATATTCTTTTCTGAATTCCTCAGTTGTCATCATCCTTCACCTTCCCATTGCACAGGTGAAACTCGTGCGATTATCTGAACGTGAGAATGGACAAAGAACTGAGCCTCACATGCGATAGGCTCTTTATCTGGATGCTGTTGTCTTTGCCATTCGTATGAACTGATGATTTCTTTACCCTCTATATGGGCGCCGTTACCGTATCTGTCTAAATCGTTCTGGCATTTACGAAGCCATGTGCCAGTGTCTACGACCCTGTGGGGAAATCCACATGAAGGGCAGGCAACCGAGGTTGGTTTCGCGTAATGGATGGGGTTGGCGGTCATTATTCCACTCTCCTTAAAAACTAACTTGGCCTGAGTTTATGCTATAAATTAGTATGTGTCAACATTTATTTTGTATGATTGTTTAGCAATCTACAGTTAATTGGCTCGCTCTCTCGTCATGCTACATCAGGAACTTCGGCTCGCTCATTTACCCTGCTACATCAAAGCTTATGACTCACTCATTATGGATGCTACATCTCTCTAACTGGTTCACTCATACTTTCTGGTACATCGGGATCTCTGGCTCGCTCACGAACATTGCTACATCTCAATGGTTGGCTCACACTTTTCTCTTGTTACATCCATTTAGTCGGCTCGCTCAAATTTAATGCTACCTCAATTTCTGTGGCTCGCTTCCTCTCTGTGCTACATCGCCTTTATTGGCTCGCTCAACATGCCTGTTACATCGGTTGTCTTGGCTCGCTCTAATCAGCTGCTACATCCCGAACGTTGGCTCACTCGCTGTTTTTGCTACATCAGTGATGGTGGTTTATTTGGTGGGGAAACATACTTCTGGTGCCCACCAATAGCAATGACCCACGGCTTCCAGTCGCTGGGTAGGTCACCACTGAGAGCCTTGCCTACTTCCCAGTAGTGGGAGAGGAACAGCTTAACGGCCCATCTTTTGGCTCTCATGCGTATCTGCCCTGCTGGTAGCGTGCCTGATTCGTAGGCTTTCTTAGCTACTGTTTCTTTCTTATAGGAACCTGTACTTAGAGCCTTCTCAGCAGTCTCAGCGTATTTGCCTGACTCGTTGTTAGCTATCTCGTACTCTTTCCTCTGGGCCAGAAGGTGACCGTAGAAGTCCTTGTCAGAGTTCTGTACCTTCTCAAAGGATTCACCTATCTTAAAGCACAGCACTTTCAGCTTTGCATTAAAGGGACGCTTCTCATTCTTTTTCCATTCAGAGGTAGGGTCGTACCCTGCAAACCTCCATATACTTGCAGGGGTCTTGGCAATATCTAAGTCAATATGTGCCAGCAGTCCTGCTGTTATCACTGGGCCTATTCCATGTATAGACCTGGCCCATACTCCAAGCTCCTTGCTGTTACTGTATTCATCCAGAATCTTGAATAACTGGTTCTCAGCAAACCTAAAGTTATTCAGGTTCACCTCTAATAGTTCGGTAGATTCACCCTCTTTCTTACAGTCTCTTATCTGGCTTGCTGCTCTAATTCTGTTACCTTGCGCCATGTAGTAATTATCTACAAGGAACCTTGCTTCCTGATCAGAAGCCATTCTGGCTAGATTCCGCATGTCCTTGTCTATTGCCGTCATCTCTTCTGGATTACACGAAGGACATATCATCGTGCTAAAACAATCAGGACAGCTATCCTCTAACCCCTGTATTGATTCCAATTCAAGTTCTTCAACATTATTCATCGTGTCACCTTCTTTCTGATTTGTCGGATTAGTTTTCTCACGCTTTTAAACGAACGCTCCTCGACCAGGATCCTAGTGTGGGAGTGAGTGCCAGACACCTCGTATAGCTTTGCTTTACCCATTATTCACCCCCTTTCTGGCCTGTAGCTTTTGCTATGGCTTGAATAGCTAGACGCATGTTGTAATGCTTAACCTGCCAACCGCCCTCATCTGTCAGGTCGCATTCCTGATCTGAGTCTAGGTCGCACTTGTAATGATCATCGTTCATGATCTCAAGAAGGTCTATTAAAGTCTTTAACATCTCAGGAGCAGACGCTATGAGCCTTGCATTGGCTTCTTCTTCTCCTTCAATAGCCCGATACCATGTTGTAGCCACAGTAGGGTCTGTTCCATTTTCCAAGGATGGATTGTCTTGGTTGGGTGCATGTATATCTGATATAAACGCACCTGATTCATCCTTGATACTTGTGTCACTAATTGCCCATGATCCTTGTGTGTGTTGCATCATTTCCCCCCTTTAAAGGTATATATAATTAGCCGAAGACCTCTGAATACGAGTGTCATGTGGCGCGTCCCAAAGTTGTCCTTGTAAGGATTTAAGTGGTTGACTTTAACGACAATCATCTCTATTCCCCCTCTTTATTCAAACAATCTGCACATAGTAATCGCGGTGGGTCTGTGTCCTGTATTTCGTAATCAAGAGTGGATTCTCCACACTCATCACACTCAACAGCCTGACATTCAGGACACATATAACCATCGATTGTTACATTCAGGATTACATCGCCATTCAGGATTACTTTTCCATCTGCCCAACTGGGAATCCGGTTAACGTATAGGTCATCATCAGTCATGGTATTTTTGCCACAGTGTGTGCATAAATCTCCGATACTAATATTTGGGATGACGCTATCTTTTAACACTTGTGTGGTACACGTACCGCAGTGTTGCTGTAGTTCTTCACTCATTACTTTCCCCCTTGTATACTGTTAACTTTTTCTAGGTTTCTAGTTATATTCTCTTTGTGGTTCTCGATAGTCGGCGGGATCTGCGTAATTCGCTATCCCTGCGCCCGAATCCGCGTTTGCATTCATGGCATAGGCCCGAACGCTTCGGCGTGTGGTTTATGTCGCATATATCGCACATGTTTTACTCTCCCTGTTTCCTTGTTTGGTTTTAGAACTAGAAGCCCCAATTTGTAGCATTTTGAGCTTTTATCTTTTGTCGTTTTGTAAATGGTTTAACTTTTCCATTTAATACATACCAGTCAAAAACAGAATCATCAGGCGTATGTACACTCAGTCTTTTTTGGATAGTTACCGTTAAACCAAATACAGGAAAAAAAGTTATGTAATGGTTTGGGTATTTTTTGCTGTATCTGATGGCGGCTTTTTTTATTGTTGTTTCAGTCTTTGCTTCTTCATCAGTAAGATAGATTAGTGCCATGTTTTACTCTCCCAAATTTGGTTATTTCTAATTTGTTTCGTGATCAGCGACGGTTTCAGCACGATCCCCATTTTCGTCATACCATTCCCACCATTCCCCATCCTCAAATTCTTGAATTCCCGTCATTGTTGTTCCTGTAATTTTCTTGATGATTTCAACGCCCTCAATGGCATCCTCAATGCTGATTTCAATGGTGCAACGCCCATCACCCATTTGAGTATATTTGTGGAGTTTTGAAATCCAGAGTTCTGTTGAGGTTATTGGTGTATCCCCATAGAAAATATCATCGGGACCGAAAGCATTTAGCCAAAGTCTATATTCAGTTTTTTCTTGTACCATCTTTTATTCCTCCCCTTTTAATGTTTTTAAAAGTGTCTTGTATGCTTTTATATCTCTTGTTTTTTCTATTCGTTCCTGTGGGAGTATCCAACGTAAATCAATGATCAAATCGTAGTTAAGATCTTCAATTCGCTTTTCAATATGGTTTATATATAGCTCTTGCCAATCGTTAACCGTTAACTTGTTATAGTCTTGCAGTGCATCTTCTGGACGATCATGAAATAAATCATTTTTCCAAAAGTTCCACATATCATTTTTAAATTCATTAAATGAATCAACCATGATTTATTCCTTTACGCGTGATCTGGTATACGCGCCCCACCGATTGATTAACTTTTAATGTCTATATTCCAGAAATTGATCCATTGCTTAACAATCAAACTTATTTCACCCGACATGGACAACTCACAATGAGCCGTATCTAGCACGTAGTTTTTACATTCATCATTTAATCCATGCTCTAAAAATACGTTGCAATTACCGCAATGATCAGGTGAATCGGGTGAAATTTCACTAATACGTGTTTTCTGTGGATAGTTATTTGAATCGTTGTAATCCATAAGCTGGGATCTATGCATCAGATCGGAATTATTTTTCATTTCAATTTGGTCAAGTTCATCCAGTTGTTTTATTATTTCTAGACCGCATTTCTCACAGTATCGATCAGCCTGATAGTCATAACAGAATTGCATTTTCCAATCTCCCTATTTCGATTAATTAACTTAGGTTTTCAATGGCGGATAGTACGATCTGGAAAACTTCATCGCGTTCCATGTACTGTGCGCCCATTAGAATAGCGTCGAGAGTTTCGGGGTTAAATTCCTGTATATGATCGTCGGCGTATACCTTGCGGTAGCCGTGAGACTGCACCCAGTGAAGAAGCCTTGAGGTGGTGATATCTACGCCGTCGTGCATGATGCTTCTGGCGTTATCTACATCGTCGGAGTCGGCGAGAGCTTCAAGGGCGTCAACCACAAATTGATACTTGTAATCGTCGGGGAGCATGGTGAAGTAATCGCCGTTGTCGTGTGCTTCCCTGACTATCTCAACGACCCATTCAGGGGCGTCATCCTTGCGGATGTAGAAATAACCGTCAGGCATTCGGGAAGCGTCGCATTTCTTTATTGAGAAACTGTTAACGCCTGTCTGTGCTATGGTTTGAACAGTCATATTAGTACTCCCATACTTTTATGATTAGGGCCTATGCGCCAACATAGGCCCGATTAAATTAACTTAATTGATCAATTTTGCTTAGGATCTTTTGTACTTGTTGGGCACTTAAATGGCCGATAACGTCGCTAGTGATGGGTGTATCATATGTGATGACATCACCATACAAAACGGCTAACTCCCACTTATGGCCTTTACTGCCATATGATCCCTCATGGCATATAACCGACGCGCCATAGTTATTTTCAAACCTATATACGCGTTGGATCCCGCCTAGTAATTCATGTTCCTCTGCTGGTGTATATGAAACTGTCATATCTAAACTCCCTATTTGAATCTAAAAACTAACTTGTGGGAATTGTATCATAGTCTTTTGGTATATGTCAACAATAAAGTAGCATGAATTGCATGGTATTTATAAATCAGTCATAAATTGATAAAATCCATGCATGAAAAAAGACGAACTAACAGAAAAGCAGCAAGTGTTTGTTAAGGAATATGTTAACAATGGCGGAAATGGCAGTCAGGCGTACATAGCGGCTGGATATAGCGCAAGTAGCGACAATGTTGTTAATGCTGCTGCGTCGAGGATGTTAAGACTTAACAAGATCTCAACACAAATTGCACGATTACAGACGCAAGCCCTGGTTAAAAAGCAGAAACAAGCCGACAAACTAGAGGTAACGCAGGACTGGTTGATCACGCAGCTAGCGCAAACTGTTAGCGATGCAAGAGCGGCGAATCAGCATTCAACAGCTATGCAATCTATCGTTCATATCGGCAAGCTCTTAGGCCTATATGTCGACAAACGTGAAATAAGCGCATCGCTATCAGTAGACAGCACACTCACACAACTGGACACCGCACACTTGCTGCAGGCATTGAAGGAAGCACGACCTGCACAGTCTGGGGACACCATCGACGCCGACTATAGAGAAATTTCTTAACAACAATTATTCCTAGCAGCAGCGGCGGCGGCTGCGAGCGGCGGCATGGCGGGAACATTGCACTAGCCTACTCGAAAGTTTTTTGGGAGTCCCTTATTTTTGCACTAGCATAGTCACCCGCGACCGCACCGGCGGGGATGAGGGGGGGAGATACAATTCGCGCCCAAAAATCCCAGCATTTCGCATCCTTTCCTTAGATGCTTGGAGTCCCTGTGGGGATCTGGGTTGTTGTTGTTGTGCAAGGTACCGTTACAATGACGGTTTAGGCATAACGGTAATAACGCTTTAGCTACGAATGCGTTAAAACCGTTATAGCTAATAACGCTAATAACGGTTTGTGACTAAGCGTTATATGCTTTACGAGTACTCTTATAGGGTCGTTATTATATATATCTAAAGATATAATAACGGTCTTTCTTTCTTTTGGTTCTTTTCTTTCTTTCGGGGGTGTCAGGGATGAGAAATTTGCCATGACAACATCAATGCCCGCCCATAACTGCAAAGCACACTGAGGGGAAAATTTGTTATTTATATATGAGATGGGGTATTTTAATATAGAAGGCGCGGGTATTCGGTTTTCACCCCTCCTTGTTTGGAACTAACTTAACCGATACCGGGTACAACAAATCCGCGTCTTCTCATTCAGGAGTTTCACATGCCTAAAGGTGTTGGATACGGGAAAAAGAAAAAATTAAAGCCTAAAAAG